TTCAGCGCTCTCAAAATTGCCATTTAGTCGAGCATTGATGTCATTTGCTTTATCTGGCGAAATACCTTGCTGCGTCACAATATCTTGCTGGCGTAGTGCCGCAAGATTAGTGTCGTCATTGTTTGACTTAGGCTGGTATCCAATTAAATCTCCGTTATCAGATAGCCAATTATTAATTGACTCTTCATTAACTTCGGATATATCTTTTAGGATTAACCGTGCTGCTTTAGTATTTACGCCCTTCTTTTCTAGGACTTCCTTAAGTGTCGCCTCACGCTGCGCCTTGGAGAATGTCTCAAGTTGCTCAGTAAGTTCCTTAATACGTTTTTCATCTGCACGCTTGGCTTTGCGTAACTTTTTAAGTAAGTCACTACCGTCCATTTGTGATTCGTCTTGTGTATCGATGTCGTCTTCGTCTTCGTCCCAGTAGTTGTTGCTCATAGCAACTGTCCACCCTTCTATTCGTTGTTAGTCGCAAGCCTCAGTAACTAGTCGGGGAACTAGGCTGGCTCTTGCTTTCGGTCTTGTACGCTACATGGGGCCGATAGGTCCATATAGGATTCTTATATTTGTCCTGCTGTTTTAGGTGCTGATAGGCTAGCCTTGGACATGCCAGATTGTCCACTAAACTGTGCGACTTCTCTTGCAGTTAATCTTTGGCGGGCACGTTGTGCTGATGCTAGGCTGTTAAATACTTCTTGCTCAGCACTAGACTGGTCATAGCCTTCCATAGTTGAACCATAGATTGAACTAAGTTTCTCAGCAGTAGGTAGGATATCAGCAATAGTTGCGTATCCCTTTTGTGCTTCAGCCTGTGTTACACCTTGGGCTGCTAGTTGTTCTGCAACACCTACACCAGCCTGAAGTCCTTGACGTCCTGCTGCTACACCAATTTCGGATGCGGCAATCTGACGTTGAATCTTCTGGAACTGTTGTTCAGGGTCCAGTACGTATGCAACCATGTCTTCGCTTCCGATTCCATAGTATGACTTAAGTTGCAAAGCAACTGCTGGGTCAGCATTCTGTACACGTTGTACTGCTGCTACCACACGATTTGAAAGTTCTGTAGGTGATACGTCATTTGAAATGAATTGCTTAACATAAGCATCATTGTCGAATTGCTTTAATCCATATGCACGCAAGACTTGACGGTATGTATCTTCAAGGGTAATATATTCCACTGGCGTAAGCACAGCAAGTCCCTTGCTAATTCTATTTTGGTTTGCAGAAAAACGTAGTTTATATTCATCTGTCTCTTGAAGCCCAATACTAATTGTTGCTTCAGTTGCACCATCAATAGCAAGTTCTTTAATCTTTGCTGCAAGCCCAGATAGTCCATACTTGGCAAAGCGGTCAGTTAAGATTGTAATAATAGACTGACGGTTTGCTTCTTTTGCTGCAGTATCTGTTACTGTTGTTGTAGATGTTGTAGTCGTTGTATCTGGTGCTGGTGAACTGGATGTAGTTCCGTCGCTATATACAGTAATAAGAACACGACTTGCACCAGTTCCACTATAGTATGAGTTAACTGCATAGCGAGCAATAGGCTTTACATCTGCACCTACTGAAAGAGTTGCTGGTGCGTAAATCTTTGTTTGGTCCCCAGTTCCTGCTCCAAACCAATCTTGAGAAAAAGCACTCCAGGTTTGCGCATCTTTAGCAGCAGCATTATATGCAGCAACTGCTGCATTTGCTTTTTCTATAGCAGCCTCTTGGGCTGTTTGTTGGAACTTATTTGTAGGAGCGCTTGAGGTAGCCTGTACGGCTGCAGCAATTGCTGTATCTGCCGCTGCTTTTGCTGTATTTGCTGCAGCAATAGCGTTCTTAGAGTCCCGTTCAGATGCTTGCCAGTCTTGATAACCCATTAGGCTAGACCCCAATCCTTAAGAACTGTAAGTGATAATGAATCAATAGTGTTACGAGCATTGTTTGTATACTCCCATTCAGGTGCACTACGCAGTTCTTTTTCAAACTGCCATAGTGGTTTAGGGATGGCCTTGCCGTCAGGTCCTATATTCTGTAATGCTCGACGAAGATATGGGTTGTCATATGTAATTGAATCAGCATCTACCTCTAGGATGTTTGCCATGGTAGCCTTGTATGCAGAAGCAATCGAGTCTACGCTAACACCATTTTGAATTTGTTGGGAGTACGCTGGGAAAGCACTAGATGCATTGTTGCGAATCTCTGCTTTAATGTCTTCAGTTGTTATAGTACCTTCAAATAATTGTCTTGACTTTGTGTCCCAATATGCAGCATTAAGTAGACTAGATACGCCAAAAGAGTTAGCATATGATTTAAGTGTTGCGACATCTCCTAGTGGTTCACCACCAAGGGCGCCAATTTTACCAGTAGCAAGAAGTAAATCATCAATTTGATTGTCATTCATGCCGTTATCATAGGCTTGTTCAGTTACTTGATTGAATGTAGCCTCATCAAGTTTAACACCCTTACCAGCAAGTCTCTTGCGTGTTGCCAACTTAAAAGCATCAAGATTCTTATCGTATGCTCCACGTTGTTCAGCCTTAGACTTTAATCTTTCTTGTACTGCTGCACTATTGTTTATATAGAATGATGACTTAAAGAACATTTCCTTGGCTAAGCCAGGGTTAGTCTTCCACATTTCATAGATAGGGCGCAGTTCTGGATATGCCTCGACCATGGCAAGACTGATGTTATCAGTCATTGTTATTGTATCTGCCATTAGATACCGCTCCTCATCCATGATGATAGTTCATCTTTAAACTGAAGCCCTTTAGTACGAGCAACATCTGTAGGTGCCTCTGCCTCAACCTTTTGCTTAATAAGCGCTTCGGCTCCTGCTTGTGTGAAGCCTGCACTTGTTACTGTTGTGTTACCACTAGTTTTGGTAACTGTACCAGCATCAACAAACTTGTTGAGTTCTTGAAGACGTGCTTCTGTTTCTGCTGGAGTAGGCTTACGTGTTGCCACACTAGAGTATACGTTGTCTATGAGTGCCTTAAGCACATTCTGGTCAACCTTCTCAACGCGCTTCTGCGGTCCACCACTATTCTTAATCTGCATTTGCATGATATCAAATGGTGTTAACTCAGGGCCCTTGCCGCCTTTGTATATCTTTGCAGAGAAAGCAACAACTGATTCCCATGCAGCAAACGCACTAAGGTCATCACTAGGCTTACCTGCTGAAGAAAGCAAAGTCTTTACTTTATTCTTTGTCTTTGGGTCAGACCAAAATGATTGTTCTAAATTTGTTGTTAATTGTACAACATTCCCTATTTGGCCAGTCTTAACTCCACCGCTGCTTGGTCTTCCAGTAACAGTGACATCTTCCTTGCCCATATAAACGAGCATATTATTTCCAGCGCCACCTTCTAGAAAGAATGTATCAACATTTATTCCAGGCAGAGCCTCTGTTAAGTCTTTATATAACTTATCATTGATACCCTGTGGTAAATTCTTTGGTCTATATTCTTCAGGGTTTTCTTTCTTTAGGCGCTCTGACTTTATATCCGCAAATGCTTTTTTCTCATCTGCTATACTTGAATCAATTCTTGAAATCTCTTTTTGAATTTTAGAAATTTCAACATTGATACGAGCCGTTTCGGCAGATATCTTTGTTTTGTCTCCGAGTAAATCAAGCAAAGGAATCTGTTCTTCAGATGTCTTTAACAGCGCTTGCTGGGCTTTCTTCTTCTTTTTTAAAGCGTCAAGTTTCGCTTGGTAATCCTCGTAAGCAGTCATTGTCTTCCCGAATCTATATACTTGTCGTAGACTTTATCTTGTGATAAATATCTTTCAAAGATATCAGCGAATTCTACATCGCCACTTTTTAGTTCATTGACATAATAATCAAGCATCAGTCTTAAGTCCGTGTTTTCTTGTGCGTCAATATTCTTAACTGTTCTTCCAGCAAGTCTTGCTGCTATAGCATCACGTACCTCAAGGTATAGTGACATAGACTTCCATGTAGGGTCAGAGCCATTATCAGCCATAAACTTACTGTTAGATACAATCTTGCGTAAACCAACAATTGTCTTTGCAGTCTTTAAACCATCTACATCTCGGTAGTCCTCATACCATGCTGATGGAACACCAGTAGATGCACCAGTAACAGGGTCTGTCTCTACTGCTAGTTGACCGACAATTGCATTCTTAACCTGTAATAAATCCTCAGCGCCACTTTGCTGGTAAGAAGTAAGACCTCGTTGAGCAAGGTGATTATCAAGAATAGCCATTGTCTTGCGGTAGATAGCCCAACCCTTACGTGCTTCATTGGCACGCTGTGCTTCCTGTGGAGTTTGCTTACCACGGAATGTCTCAGGTGAGCCAGGAGATATTGCTGTCTCTGATTGCCACCAGTAGGCTGTAGGGGAGAACTTAGCGGCATTAGAACCACGAGTGACAAGGCCAATCAAAGACTTGTCATCCTGTGATATATCTGAAATTAAACCAGAGTAACGCTTTGAGTTCTGTACTTCATCCATTGTTGAACGTGAACCAGTAGGGTTCTTTGACAGTGTTGTGGCAAAATCAAAGTATTCTGGGAAGTCTTCAAGGAACTTATCGTCTGCTTGCAGTCCATACTTAGTGCTGTATTCACGCCACTTATCCATGTAGAATCGATAAGGACTGCTGAATTGAGGGGCAAATGGCAAGATAAGGTTTGCCGCTGTACGCATATTGTAGTAAGCATCTGCCAATTTCTTGACTTGCTTTTCTGTCAGGTACGGACGTCCTTCTTCACGAGCCTTATGCTGTTCAGTTAACCATATCAACTGATATGTTTTTGCATAATCAGAGTTGGTCATTCCTTCGTTCTTCTCAAACTGACGACGTAACCATGTTGGTGCCAACTGTTTGATAGAAGCATCTGGTCCATATGGAAAAGCAAAACTTAAAGTTTCCCCAAGTTCTGGCTTCATCTTCATAATTTGAGATGCTGGAATTGCGGTTAATGGTCCAATGCTTACACCAAATGGGTTGCCTTGGAATACAACATCAAGGCTTTTCTTGCTGATGCCAACTTGGTCAAGTGAACTTAAGCCTTTTCCTAGTATAGGAAGATTCTTTAATCCACCTGGAACCTGAAGCCACATAGTGTCATTGCCATTTAAAACATCTCCTGGCTGAACTTGGTCTCCTGTGTCAGGGTCGGTAATCAAACCTAGTCTGTTAGGCGCAGTCCATGCAATCGCTGCTCTATTAAGAATAACTGGATTTTTTGATGCAATCTTAAGCCATGTCTTAACGGCATTCTCTTGAGCAGAAAAGAACGGAGATACAAAGCGTAGCATATGTGCAGCATTTGAACGTCGCTCTACGTTATAAAGGATACCCTTTACACCTTTGAGTGCATCAGCACGTGCTGCCTTTTCAAGGCCATATTGAATGTCTTCAAATTCTTCACGTGTAAACTTACCGCCCTTGAGGCGCTCCATTGTATTAATACGCTCAGTTATTGACTTACGATATAGGTCAACGAACAATGGATGCCTAGCCCAGGCGTTTTCTGGCAATGTTCCAAGATATTTAAATCCTGTTTCAGCCATGCGGCGTGTTACGCTAAGACTCTTTAAAGTAAGAGCCTCTTCAATTAAATGTCCATGCACGATAGGTAGCGCTTCTGGGTCTCGAATAGCATCACGCAGGAATCCCGCAGTAATCTTGCCACTTTCCTCACCAGGAGAAGCAGAAAGAATTTTTTCTCTAATGCCATAACCGTCTGGAATGTAGTTATCAACAAATGATTTGACCTGAGCAACATGTTCAAGTGAATCACCACGTGCAATACCTAAGCGAGCACGTAATGCTTGGTTATCTTCAAGCCATTTTGCTACATCTTGTACGCTTTTACCAGTAATTAACTCACGAGTTACAGCAGAGTTTGCAAAGTCTTCATTGATTGCCTTTGTCCACTCTTGGTAGTAGTTTGCATCGGCTGGGGTTACAGCACCACGTGCTCTTGATGAGACGCTCGCGCCGTACAATGATGAGTAGTCCTCAATAAGAGAAGAAAATGAACGTTCAGATGAGTTTAACTCTCTGTATAGTCCACCATTAGGCCCACCAAAACCATCATATACGGTGTAACCTTGGCCGTCGGCTGTGTCATACTGAGATTTTACTCTGTAGTCACCCTGGCCAATAGTCTTCTTGCTAGTATTTAATCTGCCCTCTTCAAGACGAATAAGAGAATCATTGTTTGCATTATAGACCATTGTCTTTGTTTCAAATAAATTCTTTTGTACAACAAGTTGCCCAATAAGGTCTGGATTTTGTGGGTCTAATTCTAATTGTTTCTGAATTTTTAGAATTTCTGCTTTGTGCTTAGCAATTTCCCTACCAGTTTTCATTGTTGCGTCTTTAAGGGTCTTGTAATCTACTCGTTCTACACCAGTAAATCGGTCAATAAGACGTGAACCAATTTTAGATTCGCTAAGGTTTTGTACAATGTTTCTATTTCCCTCACCGAAGTGACGAAGACTTGCCATTGCACCAACGGTTGCCCAAATACGAAGTTGGGAATCAACAGCGTTACGGATTGGATATCCCAAACGCAACAAAACTGATGCTTTCCACAGGTCGCTTGTTGCTTCTGCTAGGCGTACACCACTAAATGAAACAGTGTTAATAATATTTTTATTTGCACCAAGTACTTTATTTATTGTGTCAAAATCTGCTACTGGTAAAAAGTTTGCAGTCTGAGATTCAAACAATGGAGCATTAAGCATTGTATCAGTTTCGTTATCATACAGGTAACCTTCTTTACGAAGTTCACCAAGTTTACCACTACGAACCTGAAGGTGATGGTTGTAAAGTTTTTGTGCTGCATCAGGGCTTATGCCGTGTTTAGTGGCGAGAATTTGGTATCCTCTGGCTTCAAGTTTATTGATAACTGCAGCACGTGCTTCAGGTGTTACAGCACTAGCATACTCATCAATGTAGCGCATGCCTTCATTGTAAGAGAAGTTTCCTTCTCTAGTTAAGATGCGACGAAGGACGTTTCCTTCTTTGGATAAAGCAACTAAACGTTCAGCAATTGCAGTAACTTCACGAATTGAGTCACCTTCATTAAGGTTTACTAATCCGCTAGGGCGTTCCCCTTCAAGCCAACTTACCTTCGCATAGAGTTTATGGTAGACTGTAGGTTGATACACTTTGTATTGTGCTTGGCCAATTGGTCTTTCATGGAATGAGGCGGAACGTGCAGTTGCAGTAAACTTATTAATTGGTTGAGTTAATCTTCCAAGGCCTTTAGTGATTGGCGCTTCGCCAGATACCTGAAATAATGTATCAACATATTTGTCGTGTGCGGCCCATGCTGCAAGATATTCACGGTCAGCAAGAATTTCTTCTTCTGTGCGTAGATTGAGTGGAAGCATTCCTTCGTCTTGTCCTTTTAAGAGTGCTTCTTCTTCTCTTAATAAAATTTTTAAATCGCTTCTAGACATTTCTCCGCTAGCAACGCGTAGTGGTGCCGCTATATCTGGTCTTTTAAGAGCGCTAAGTCTATCTATTCCGCTTTTATCGCCCATAAGTGCAAGCATTGTATTTAATGCTTCTTCTTTTGTGCTTGTTAAACCAAGAAGATATGAACTTGTTGCTTGATTGTTGCCGTCTCTAACCCAGGAATTCTTTGATGCCCAGAACATATCGTTATTGGCAAAGTCTTCTGCCATTTTAGAATAAGCATTTGATTCACCTGCAGCCGCTGCGCGGATTCCTGCTATTGCATCGTACGCTTTGTCTGCAGCAAGAGCCGCCTTGCTTATTTTTCCGCCAACAATTGTTACATCGCCAACAAATTGCGCTGTAAAATCAAGTGCACCTGAAGTATATTTTCCAATAACGCTTTCTTTAAATGCAGCATCACGCTTCTTCTTATCAAAGATATCAAAGTCGCTATCCATGAATTCTGGAGTCATTGAATCTGGTAGTAATCCCAATGGAGATGTTTTTCCAATAAGGCCAGTTATTGATTGTCCTATAGAAATTTCGTTGCGTGCTTCCCAGGATTTTTTCCAGTCGCCTGACTGGGCAAACAATCCAACGGCACTTAATGGTTCACGAACAATATTTTGATTTACTGCCGTAATTGCACCAAGTACGCCACCAATTGGGCGTGCAACATTTTTTACAAAATCAGTTCCTGCTTGTTTAATTGAGCCCAGGAAAGTGTCATATTCCTTGCGGTCATTTAGAGGTGCTGTAGCAACGTCCCAAACAAATTTCGCTGGAGCAACAAGGCCTAAGCCAATATCGCCAATCCAGTCTTTTGTTCCTTCTGCTAAATCACCAAGTCGATTCCACACATTCATTGAATACCACGCATCAACAATGATATTACTTGGCGCGTTTCTTTAGATGTTTCTGGGCGTGAATTGATATAAGTTAAGACTGGTGCGTATGCTCGTATAGATGCGTTGAATTCTGTATTATCTGACTCAGTCTGTTGTGGCAATCCTGGAATAGAATTCATTCCGCCACCGACAGGTGCGCCATCAAAAATTGTTTGGTCTGGATTTTCAGTTGCAGCAGTAATAGGAGTCACTTGCTGCATTGAACGATTATCTGCCATACGAAAAGAACCAGCATTAAATGATGGTGCTTGTTTCATAGAAGCCGCAGACATTTGCTCTGCTAGTGCCTTATTCTGTCCATAAGCAAAACCAGTATAACGTCCGCTTTGTCCATTTCCGCCATTGCCTTTAACGTTAGCAGGATTATTTTGTGCTGCTGTTGGGCGGTTGCCCCCACGATTTTCTTGTGGTGCAGTTGTCATTGTTCCTCCTACTTAATGTGTTTTAATTGTACTTTGGATAAATAAGGTCCCGCTGTGAATGCTGTTAACTTACTTGCAATTTCCATTGCTTCATATGCATCAGCGCCTGCATGTAATGCTCCAAGTGCATACGCTGCTCCAGAACCTGCTGCGTAAACATTAGTCCCAGATTTAGATACTGAACACTCTTGGTCTACATCAAATATTTCTCCGCCTACAGCAATAATAAACTGAAAGCGCATTTCTTTATTATCTTCATCAAAGTTATAACCATTCTCTGATAAGCATTTACGTAGAGAAGGCATAGCCTTGGCAATCATAAAGTGATACAAATCTTTGTAATCAGCCTTAGTTGGAACTGGTGGTTCCCATATATGTTGTGCTACATCGCAAGGTAGAACTTCACCAGAACCAGCAACTAAAAAGTGTCCCCGCTCAGCAATCTTTTTAACATCAGGATGTGTATAAATTCGTCCATTGTCATCTGTAGTTTGACTATCAGCAACAATTACTGCACTATCTTTGTATTCTAATCCAATAATTGTTGTCATTGTCCCCTGCTTTTTTATTGTCTACGTGATGTACGAACGCTTGCGTTTGCTCTTCCAGTTCCTGATAGGCTTGAAAGTAAAGTTTGAATGTCTGCTGGTGGTTGTGCTTCCGCTCCTACAGGAGAAGAAGTGCCTCCTACTGGAGCGCCAGCGGGAACAGGGGACGGTTGCTCAACCGCTTGAGTGGCAGCCCCAGCAGGAGGAACTTGTTGCTGCGGCGCAAAGGTAGCCTCGATAGCATCTTCCAATGCCTGTCCCTTTTGTCGAGCCTTTATCACTGCAGCAATCTTACGAACTACATCAGAAGCGTCCTGGCCTTGTGTTGCCATCTGTGGTATCGCTTGAGTGTAGGCTGTAAGTGAACCGAGGAGCGCAGAACGCATACCCTCGATTTCAATTTTTTCTAATTCTTGTGTTACATTAACTGTAAATGGCAGTTCACGCATTGCCATATCCTTGGAGATAAGTCCACCACCAAGTGCTTGAAGCATGAAGATTAATCCTTGTGCTGGATTTAGACCAGCAAGCATTCCATAACGGACATCTGCAGAGTAGTCACTCTTGATATCTTTAGAAGGCTTATATGTAATTTCATAAGGTGAACCTGAGTCAACACCACGAATTGTTTTTTCTTCTGGGAAAATCATCTCATCTACTTCAAAGCAGATTGAAATTACATCACGAAGAGTCGCAGCAAAGATGGCTTGTGCAGATTTAACTTGTGTATCAAATGCACCCATAAGTGCTTGAACGCCTTGTCCAGTAACAACAGATGCACTGATGTTTCCTGTACGGCTTTCTGGGTAACGACTACCAACACGAAGTTCTTGGTTAAGTAAAGTCTGTTCTGTAAATGCACCTGCTGGAACATTAAGTTCTACGCGACGTACACCTGCTGGATTCGAAGTACGTATAACCGCATCTCCACCCAATTGCAGTTCCTGTACATCTTGCGGTAGTACAATCGGTGCCTGTACAGATTTTTCTGCAGCCTCCATAGCAAGCAAAGCAAAACGATTGCGAAGCAATTGAATGCCAAGTACATCATCAAATTGTCCACGGAGTTCTCCATCAATAGATGGCTTACGTGCAACAACTACCATCATCTTGCCAAGCGGATTATTAGCCTTTGAAAGAACTAAGTCGCCTTTTGATGGAATGTAAATAACTGACTGGTCTTTGTCATAGTAACGAATCATTTCAACCTGATGATTAAGGTCTTGCTTATAGCCGTAGCCACCTAGCAATTCTCTTTCATACTCAGGGAATTGTGAAACAAGTTCGCCCAATGTTAGTGTGTATCGTTTTGCAAAAGCAACACAGCGTCCATAGCGGTCAAATTCTGGGTAAGCCCCAATAGGATTTTCTATGCGGATGCGTGGCAGTTTGCTTTCTTCGTCTAATTCAATAATGAAAGGAACGAAACCGTATGTTATGTACCAGTCAGCACCTGAATACATTTGTACCGCTAGGTCTGAATGCTGGAAATAGTTAGCAGCAATACGAGTACGCTTATCAGCAAAACTACGAGCACGGTCATTGACCGCATTCGCTGCTGAGCAGTTGACGGCTGGTAGTGGTGCCATAACTTCAGATAAGTCGCGGGCAACAATGTCAATAAAATTCGCAACAACATTTGCATCTACTCCGTCTGGGAAAAAATCAGGGTAGACTTCAGCAATTTTTCCTTTACGAACAGCAAGAACATCAAGGTTACGAGCATCACGCTCGTTATTACGATAGCGCAGTGCTAGGACACGAGCAGTAATCTGTTCCATTGTTAAAGCCATATTAGCCCATTCCCTTTTTAATGCGTTCGATAGAATTCTTTTTTGCTACAGTTTTTACTGTTTGGCTTTCAGCAGGTGTTGGTTTTTTCCAACCCTGTGATTTGCGAAGTTCATCAATTATATTTTGTGCACGTGTAGTCAATTGTTTATTAACTGGGTTCACGTTGGCTGCTCCAGCACCAGAGATTCCACCAACACCACGGCTTCCGCCGCCGATGCCTTCAATTCTGTTTGTTGCTGCCATTGTAATCCTATCCGTATTGTTCAGACCATTGGGAGGCAAATGCCTCGTCTAAATTAAGTGAGCCTCTATTTGCCTTTTGTGCACGAGTTGACCAACGGTTCTGTGCGTATTGCCCCACTCGGCTAGATGATTGCATTAACTCACGAATGCGAATGATTGCAAACCATAAAGCCATTACACAGTCGGTAGGGTTTCTAGTATCAGGCTTCCACGTAATAAGTTGCTGTACTAGCGCCTTGAGACCTTCAGAGCCTTCATTGCTTGGTAATTCAATTAAGTTATTATCTTGGAAACGTCCATCACGGGTGTTCCCAAAGAGTGATGCCATAGAAGCAACACCGAAAGATGTGTCCCACTTGTTCTTACCAGTGAAGTGAGAATTCAACTGGCAGCCATATGAGGCTAAAAAGTTTCTCAAGTTATCATCTAAGGCATAAGCCTTCTGATGAGCATTGATTTCAATTCTTAGTTCTTGTGGACGATATTTCTCAACCCACTCTTCAATCAAGGTTTGAATCTTGGCTGGGGTAGGCTCTGTCATATTGATGCAGTCAAGAATATAAATCTTGCCGTCACTACGATTATATGTTGCTACTACTGCAGCGGTTGCACCTGCCATAGCAGGGTCAAGACCAATGATAGTGTAACCAGAATCTATGTGGCGTGGGTGTCCTGGAGTTCCTTCTTTGAGTGGACCACGCTTGCGCATTCCGTTGACGGAACCTGCAACGCAAGTGGGCGAGAAGATTGAATCTTCTTGGACGTCCTCTTGCTGGTAGACCATAGCCCAGACAGATGGCGCAACTTCAGAGCGGCGCTTAAATAGCGAGGGTCCGTCCCACTTTGCATAAAGTCCATCAGGTCCCACTTCATCAATTTCATTTTCTTGCAAATTGCTTTTAGGCCAGAGAGTTTTCCAGTTCTCGGGCTTTTCATCAAATTCCAAAACTGCTGGCATAGCGCAGTAGGTGAAGGGAGTCTTACCACCTGACCATTGTCCTGGGTCGCGTATCATCTTATATAAGTCAATGGGCGCGACACGGGTTCCTACTATAAGTAATTTTCCATGCCGCCCCAGACGGGTGATAACTTCCTTCTGAAGCCATTCGATTTGCTTTTCCCACTCATGGGCGTTCGAGTTCATCACCACATCGTCTAGGATAATCAGGTCGGCGCGGGCGCCGTAAATCTGAGAACCAAATCCGAGAGCCTGAACCGTTGGGTCCTTCTCGCCTGAATCACGTCCCGTTCCTAGGTAAATCATATCTGCTGACCATTGAGTTGCATCAGCCTTGTACCCGCCATTAGGACCAAACGCAGTTTGGAGTTTTATGTAGGCGGGGTGGCTTAGGCGGGTTTTAATCGCACCTAAGAATTTTCTAGCCATACCCTGAGTCTTAGAGACGATGATGACTCTAGCGTTCGGGTTGGTCACTATGTTGTAGAGAACATAGTTGGTCGTGATAGTCGTAGACTTGGCGTGCTCAGGGGGTACGTTGATAAGTACACGCTTCGGGTCGCCAGGTTCATAAGTAATTCCAGGAGGGAGCCAGGATGGTTCACGACCTTCAATTAAATCTAGCCAGTCAAGTTGATGCTCAAAAAGTTTAGCATCTAAGAACTGCTCACAGAAGTCAGGGAAGGATAGGTTCTTCAAGTCGCCCAAGTCGGCGATGACACCCTTACCTACTAAGCGGGCTTTGTCAGCGCGTTCCTTGAAATTTGGGTCAGTCATGGACCATTGACGGAATGTCACATCGTTGCGGCCGACTGAGGCCATAGCAGCCGTAATTGTGCTGCCTTGCTCCAGTTGAAGGAGTACCTTCTCCTGGGCTTCGCCCTTAGGGATATTCTGAATCCCAGGTTTTCTACCCATCAGTTATCCCCTAAATATCACACTATTAACGCTAGCCGTTAAACGGCATAAATTTCCCATAAATTATATATATATATTATATATAGGAGTCGCGGAGTCTTAAACGGAGCGACTCCGTATATGTATAACTATACATATAAGATAACCTGTTCAAATAGGTAAAGCGAACACATTCGCTTAGAGATATATGTATAATGTCCGTTTTGTCATAGTTTAATACTATATATGAGGGGGGTATATTATATAACAGAAAATTTTTGGGTGAGACTATATTGCGCATCACACTCTGATTTAACACATGTGGGGTCAAAAAATTGTCGATAAATCGACATAACGACTTATAGATTTAGCGGTTAAGCGACTTATTTATTTATAGATTTAGAGTCCTATGGACTATCTACCCGTTATGCCCCTTATGTCCGATTTCCCCCCATAAATAATAAATTATACCCTTTGTCCTACTTTGTACCCTTGTGGATAGGTGTGACCTACATCACATGTGACCTACATCACAATGTCCTAATTTGTCCGAATTGTCCTATTGACACGCTCGGCGTTTAGGTGTAAAGTGTGCTTCACAAGTCAATAGAGAACTAAACCGACAAGTCAAGCGTGACCCGCAGACTTGACGACACGCCGATAGAATAACCGACTTGACAAGGGTTAAGCGGTGTGGTATAGTTCTCTTTAAGTGAAAGACCTACCCGACAAGGTAGAGCGTCACCACTTATTACAAGTCAATAGCGGATAGAGTAGCGCGATTAGTTACTAGTAACAGCGAGTCGCTCGTGGTAACACGCCCTACCTTATCCAACTTGACTTAGCGGTGTATACTATGGTATACTTTAGGCTCATGACCTAACACCGCACAAGGATAGGCAACCGCCTAGACTTAGACACGAAAGGATAGTACCTTGTCCCATAACCCTTACGGGTCAATGGGTAGTATCATCACACCACCGCGTCAAGTCCACGCGTCACCGCGTCGGCTCGGCTCTAGTGGGTGGCGACTTACGGACACCGCACATGGTAAAGCCATGCGTCGTGCTAGACGACCACGCAATAGCGCGGTTACTAGTAATCGTCCACAAGTTGAGCGCATACTGCCGACCCTTGACGACGACACCGCACTAGCAATAGTGCGCAACTTGACTAGTGGCGACACTAGTGCTACAATTAACCTTAACATACACGACAAGTAATTAGACACGCCTAGCCATAGGGTACGGATAGTATCGGGTGCGAGTCCCGACTAGGCACGACACGCCGTAAGGTGTGACCGCTTGACAAGTCGTCAAGTCGCATGGTAGAATAGGGGTAACAAGTGGCACTAGTAAGCGACATAGTTAAAGTGACTATACGCGAGTTAGCGTTTAACAAGGTAGAACCTGTGACCAAGCAGGACTGGCAGATAGTGAATAACTATCTCATGGAGAAGTGTAAATGACGCTCTCAACAAGCGACCTATTCGCACTTATCCTAGCACTAGGTTCTGTAAATCTAGTCCTAATAATCGCTATGCGTAGGCTCTATGTATTAGAGCGCAGACTACGCAAGTTACAAGGTAGGTAATGAACGAGAACCTACTACTAGACCTATCGCCTAGACAGGTAGAGATTATCCGTCAAGCGTTAAGGTTACAAGAGTCACAGCACCAACGCAACGACTTTAAGACATTAGTGAGTGAAGTCCAAGACTTACGCTCATACATAGGTAACGCAATTATAGACACGAACGAACGCAACTTGACTAAGGCATAAGCCTTATGGTACACTTAGACTCATCTAAGGGGGTGAGATAAATGGACGAAGTAGAGAAGGCGGTATGTAGGTTCTGTTCCACAGAACACGACATAGACGACTTGCGTGACCTAGACGGCGACTACGCTTGCGTAGACTGTACGAATTACTGCGAGTCTTGTAACGACATAATTCATGTGGACGATACAAGGTGGACAAGCGACAGTCAAGCACTATGCGAGAGTTGCTCGTTCTGTTGTGAGCGTTGCGACGATTACGAACACAACGACAATTCGCATGATGTAAATGATGGTGACTTATGGTGTGAAACATGCTATGAGAACCGCACATGGTATTGCGAGTCATGTAGTACGACATACTCGGACTCATACGACTACACCTATGTCCAAGACCAAGCCATGTGTGAAACATGCTATGAGAACAACGCATGGTATTGTGATGAGTGCCAAGAACACTACTTTGACGACACCGAGTGTGACTGTGGTAACACAGGCAGAACGCCACGCAGTTCTTGTGGGTGTCGTGGTTCTATCCACTCTTACGGGTGTAAGCAACCGATAGAGTTTAAGGGTGTGTCTAAGCATGGTCTGTATCTCGGACTAGAATTAGAGTGTGAGATACGACGCGACCTTAACGACGCATCACAGTACGCAAGTGACGCACTCAAGGGTATAGCAATACTCAAGCACGACGGCAGTATTGGCAACAAGAACGGACAACGGGTAGGTGATGACGGCTTTGAGATAGTAACTCAACCGCACACACACCACGAATACAGATACAATTCTCAAGCACTATGGTCGGCGATAGATAATCTCCGCACAATTCATGGTGCTAGAGCGTGGGACGCTAAGAGTGACTGCGGTATCCACATACACATAAGCAGGGCAGGGTTTAGTAGTGGCGCACATACTCATAGGTTCTTGAGTCTTGTCTACAAGAACTCAGAACAGATGATGAAGTTCGCAGGTCGCAAGTCTAGTTTCGCTAGGTTTAATGACTGCTATACCTTTGACGAGTACGACAAGCCTGTGTTCTCGCTCAAGCATAAGGTTGGCAACCCTAGACACAACAACACAGAGAGATACTCTGCGGTAAATACGCAGAATAGGGACACGCTAGAACTTAGGTTCTTTCGTGGCACTATGAATAGTAGCGGAGTCCTAGCCACGCTAGACATGGCTCATGCTATGGTGGAATACACACGCAACCTGCGCCTAGATGATGTAAAGTTAGGCGCACTATCGTGGGAGTGGTTCGTGGATTGGGTATCAGATAACAATGGTATCTATCCCGACCTGTATAATCGTATTCACAAGGTGAGTGCGGTTGATGTGAACTATCCTGTTAAACTAGAAGCATAGGGGGTGATAGTATGTGCTTACTTGTAGTGTGTGAACCCGAGTCCACACCTAAAGCAAGTGACTTACACGCTGGTGCGTGTAGTAATCCGCATGGCTTTGGCTTTGCCATTGTCGCAGACGGACAGATTATTAGCGAACGCAGTATGTCCGCTAAGAAATCTATTGCTAGGTTCTTAGAACTTAGAGCGCAGTATCCTAACGGCTATGCTATGTGGCACGCTAGGTATGCTACGCATGGCGTAAAGAACGAGCAGAATTGTCACCCATTTATGGTAGGTGGTAGTGACTTGACTTATCTAGCGCACAATGGTATGCTAGATGTAACGATAGAACATGGCGATAGACGCTCAGATACTAGAGTATTCGCGGAAGATGTGCTACCCAAGATAGGTGGCGTGTCTGCTTTAGATGACGATACTATTTGGAGTATGGTATCTAAGTGGGCAAGCGGTAACAAGATAGCGGTACTCACGCTAGACCCTAGTGCTAAGCATGGGTTCTATCTTATCAACGAGAACTTAGGTGCGTGGGACGACGAAGGTATTTGGTGGAGTAACGCAAGTCACAAGCCTAAACCTAAGCCTGTCAGTTACTACACAGCACCACGCACAGAAGTAATTGGCAGACCATTAGATGATGACATAGCCTATCAGTTGGCTATGGCAGACTACATGGGAGAGGACGCTCATGTAGATGTGTGTCCCATGTGTGAGCAACTGACGGACTTAGATGTAGAGCCTGACTACTGTATGTCATGCGAGATGTGCTTTGACTGTGAAGTTGTCAAGACTGACTGTCTATGCTATAATGTAACCAAGTGGAAATACCACAAGGACTTTGACTTTAATAAGAACTACTAAGAATTACCACAAGCACCGTGCCTGTGGTAGTAACACCAACTAGAGAGGCAAGTATGTCAAGCACACTAACAATTCTCGGCTTAGCCGAGGAACTGCGTGTAATCGCAGATGAAATCTCATACAATGCTTATGATGAGTCATCAGACTATCCTAAGCGTGGTACTATCGTCAAGGCTAAGGCAATTCAGAACCGCTTTAAGCCTAAATCTATGTGGGTCTCACTCGGAGACGGCACATACAAGCACCTTACAGGTAGCAAGGGACTCGTTACTACTCACTCTCGTCTCGACGGGTATGTAGACACAGTATTTGAGTGCTAATAGTAACACCTGAGTATGTGTATAAACTACTCACCCTTAATTATTAGAGAGGAACTACAATGACCGAACCCTATTGGTTAAATGGAGATGATGTCGCACTAGGTATCCAACCTGTGTGTGATGACTGTGAACTACAGCATGATGAAGATGATGACTGTGATAGCGGTGAACCCGATACAATGTGGCAAGATTTCTTTGAGGACTAGGAGATAACAATGGACAAGGAACTTATCAAGCACTTCTATACATTAAGAACCGCTGCTGGCGTAATACTTACTGTTCGTAATGACTCAGGTTCTTACGCACCCTTTACAAGGGAAGAGTATACTGCTATAATGAACGCCTATCATAGTCTACAAGAGGCTATGAGTAGTATCTATAGGAGAGAGGTTGAGTTCTTTGGCAATCAAGTATCTTGAAGGATTATGTACGGGTCATGACGACCCTGACTTGTGGTTCTCTGACTCATCAAGAGATGAGGGAACACGTGGTCGTAGATTTATGGTTGACGAAATAGCAACAGTTACTAGAGCCGTACAAGCATTAGCAATCTGTGCTAAATGTCCTATCATTGACGAGTGCCGAGAGATTGGTATGACTGATGACCATGTAGACAATGGGATTTGGGGTGGTACACTATCAGGTGAGCGTATCATGCTTAAGTATCCCGAAGCACGTGATAAATCTAGGACACTAAAGATTAACTTTGCTCACCGCGTTAGACAGGCGCAACGCGTATGAGAGCGATGATATTTCTGCTACTCGTAATGGGTGTATTCCTATTCGGTGATAGTCATACGGCAACTGAACAAAAAAATAAAGAGACAGTTCGCACAGTATGGACTACCGCTGATAGTAAGGCATACGCCCGAGATAAACTCAGCGTGTGGCAGAATAAACAATGGTCTTGCCTTAACAGATTGTGGGGTAAAGAATCAGCATGGAATCCTAATGCTTACAATAGCATTAAGGTTATGGGGAAGCATGCTGGTGGTATTCCACAACTGTTAGGGCTCGACCCTAAGACACCGCCAACGCGTCAGATAGAGCGTGGGCTTGACTATATATACTACAGGTATGGCACACCATGTCATGCTTGGACTTACTGGAATAAGAATGGGTGGTACTAATGGCTAAGCATGTAACGGAGATGAAGCCTGATTATACACAGGCTATGGATATTCGTGGCGAACCTACTAGTGTATGCCCATGTGGCTCACAGATATGGAACTTAAAGACCATCTTTGGTGACGACGGGGAGATAGACATGTATTTCCTTGACATGGAGTGCGCTGAGTGTGGTACACTAGCAACAGCACCAACACCAATAGATACTGAGGAGGAGTAATGCCTAGACTTAGGAAGAATAAATCATTAGAACTTAATGATGACCAGTTGTATGCTGTTATGCGTGCCGTACTTCGACACACTGATGGTAAGAAGAGTCATGTCCCTAAGCCTGACGGATATGAATTACAACTATGCCGTGAGGCATATGATATAATTACAACAGAGTTCTGGGCAAGAGCAGAAGAGCAACAGCGAATTGATGAAGAACTATACGAGATAGCAAAGGAGTATGAGCATGGCTGATTTCTTACACGAATTAGCGCACAACAATATGCGTCGCGGTTATTCAACACCAGCGTGGCAAGCGTACTTTAATGAACACATTCAAGGAATGCTGACACCTACCGAGGAATCAGATGACCCATGGCAGCCTGTTGTATACCCACGCAATGAAGATTTAGGAGCAGTATAATGCCAACATATGAATACCGATGCGATAAATGCAACGCACACTTAGTTCTATCACGCAATGTAAACGATAGAGATACTGTGGTAGACTGTGACTGCGGTCACATCTTTACAAGAATATTTACACCACCCGCAATTCAGTTCAAGGGAACTGGATTCTATTCAACTGGAGGATAGCATGTTAGCACTACACGAATTAACTAATGACGAGTTATTCGCATTAGTAAAAGCAAATCTGTATGAGGACTCTACTACCTGTCCTAATACGGATAGCCATTACATATCAGTGGAGTATGGTCTATACTTCCAGGTTCGTTGTCGGGTCGAACACTATGATACTGTAATGCTTGACAAGGCAGGGTATGAACTTCTCATACAGAACGCTAATGCTAAAGGCTTAGTGCCTTTGTATATCTGTTCAACTCCAGTTGGTATATGGGAGTTCAACCTTGCCCTTGTCAAACCTACGTTTGATAAGACCCTAGCATACATAGAGATAGATAAAGGTAAGCCTATACTACAATGGTACCCTGAGTATCGTAGTGAAGATGAGTATATATATCATGCTCTTGATGATGAACAGGAGAACATGTATATTGACCCAGCAGAGATAGATATCAACATGGAACTAGAAGAGTGGGAATTAGAGACTTGAGGTCTGTTAACTTCCTTATAAAGTACGCACCAATCTTACTGCCACTAACAATTTTTATAGTGATAGTAGCGTTTACATACTTTCTTCTTCTTCTATTCCTTCTGATTGGTCATCTGTTTCCGTGGGTAGTTTAGTATCCCTATCAACGTATGGTCTATAGCCACCCATCTTTGAAATAAGTTTACGCATAGCGCGATTGCAACGCATACGTGTAGCATCGCTTGTTCCAGTATCTAGTTCATTAGCAATATCACTGTAGTCCATTGACTCTGCGTATCTTAAGAAGAGTATGCGTTGTTCTTCATCATTCAACTTATGATACGCAAAGTCTATCTCTATCATCATAGCCTGTAGATTACCGCCCTCACTAGGTGCACTAGGTCGGCCTGGTCTGCCAAGATTTAACTTGTGTGTTACTCCCCATTCATCTCTAAGTACAGCAGGAAGCAAGGCTTCGATAACATCTGACTCATAATAATACAGGTCACTCACATCATAGCCTAATGACTTAGCCTTCCAACGCTGGCAATAATCCAATGCCTGATTGCGTAGGCTTCTATAAATTAAATTCTTTGCGTCCTTCGGACCGATAGATATCCACTCATCTAGTTTATTGGGATGCTCAGGAAACCACTGATACAATGACTGTTTAATGTCATCGTACTCCACCATATTAAACTTCTTGTGGTACTCAGTTGCAACTGCAACTATCACATACTCCCAAGGTTCAATCTGTTGCCAGTCCATCGTCCACTTTCTCATTCTTGTATTTACGAGTACCCGTTAGTAAGTCTTCAACAGTTATAAGATAACCCTTGCTCTCATTAGGTGGTATCTTACATGTAATCTCTCTGCCTAAATCAGCAACAGTCTTCTTTAAGATATGGGTTGGGATAATAAAGACTCCTTGTTCAAGCACGAATGCCCAGTATGCTGCCTCTGTGACACTTAGACCTGACGGTTCCCATGATTGTGACTTGTTAAAGAAACATTCAACTTCAATGTATAAGTTATTAGTAATCCACCACTTGCGGTCACGCTTAACTTCAACCGTCTTGCCACCAGTGAGTAACTCTTCTACTAGTTTCTCACCCTTTCTTCCGTATCCAAAATCCAAATCGAATGAAGACTTGTTACTCATTAGGCCACTTCCCTCGAAGCACCATCATTGCGATGACACCATAGTTTGCTATGTCCTTGAAGGAATCCTCAAGGGGTTCGTTCTCTGCGGTTGTACCTTTATCAATTAAGTTATTAATGCGAGCACTCTTGTCATGCATACGTACACGTAGACCATTGAGTGGTCCACCAGGTGACTGGGATATATTCTTTGGTCCATAATCTCGGTGCTTACTGATAAGTAAATCACCAAGTTCTTCCATAATATTTCTTACTTCGCGTTCGAATCTATAATCGGCACCGATACCGTGATAAGTAGGGTTGAGTCCGTCTTCTCCGTCCGTACTATCTTGAAACCTTGCTTCGCCAAGTGCTCGGTAATCTGCCATATCTCCTCATTTCCCATCATCTAGGATTGACTTAAGTTCATCATCAATACCAACCATACTACTACGAACAATCGCTTCCTCAATAATATCTACTATCGCATCAGTGTTAGTTTCAGCAGTAAACAATGTCATGTATGTATCCTGAGTAATCTTTTCAATCTTCTCAGGTTCATGTGCGTAGCGATACATACAACGCAACAGTGAACCTATCATTAAACGATAGCCATTAGGCAAGATAAGTGCAGGGTCGAACTCTTCGTCCTCTTCTAA